ATTCAATAATTAAATTATCTATAATTTAATTACTCATTGCAACTCTTTTTTTCAAAGAAATATCTTCCCTCACTACAGTACAGCAAGCAACCATCTATTTCTTGAGGCTCGCCTATTATAATTTCACCACTTGCGATTCTGTCGCAAACTTTATCTATCTTGATGCCGTATCTATCATAGTAAAATATGGCCTCTTCAGAGGTTCGGAAATGATTTGTAGCTATGGTTTTCATAGTGTACCACCTCCAAGGTTAACGTATTTTTGCCACTCCTTGGACGGGTGCTGAAGGCTGTACATCTGGCTATAAATAGCCTTTACCCATTGCGGGTAATCTAAACCGTATCTTATGCAAACGGTTGTTTTAATAATCGCGCTTTCGCTCGATGGTTGGCCGACTACTGATAATTTGATGGTTTTCATTTTTGAGTTTCCTTATCGTTTGTGATTGTTGCGCCCCTTGCGAGGCGCTGTTGTTTATACTGCTACAACTTCATAATCTCGATCTATATATTGATCATTATGTGTTGTTATCAATATGCCGTAACGAATAGCTGCATCTTCGACAGACTCAGCATTGATAATTATTTTAGAGCCATCTCTTTTATCTGTTATTTCGTACTGGGAAGCCTCCACCCAGCACGCACTATTGTTGCTGAAGCAGTAAGCCTTGGACTTGTCTTTCGGTGCGAACGTATCACTAAACTCATCGACTCTATAGTATTCGTCAGGGTTATCACTGTACTCAGATATTAATGAGTTGTACTCATTTTGAGCAAGTATTTCAACCTCTCTAAGAATCTCTTCAGCCTGTTCAATAGTTAAAATGTTATCACCTACTTTTATTTCATCACCTTCATAGTTGCCTGTTATGATATCATCAAGTGCGGAGTTGTCGCATTCACATGCTACTAGCGCATCATCGGGGCAATTAAAATCATTACCCAAAAACCCTACGCCTGTTTGATATTCTATAGTCTCGCCGCTGAAATTGACCCATACGCTGACATTGTGCCGAACGTACTCTGAGAATACGCTTCTTCCTCCGCCATGTATCCTCGTATCAAAATATTGGCTGCCCACTTGTGCTGATTTTAGGATATCTTTGATTAATGAATTCATGTTTGTAGCTCCTTCTCACTCGGTTGGTTTTGTGTACTGCTTCAATAATTTAATTATAGTAACTTAATTACTAATTGCAACCCTCAATAGCAAAATAATTTAATTATTTTTATCTGTTTAATATTTAATCAAAGTGGCAACTGGGTAAAAAAAAGCCAGCTTAGGATTGCTGGCTAAATGTTGGCTAGTAGTGAGAAGGAATCGAGATTGCCAACAATTATCAATGGTAGTAAATTTTTTTCTTTTTCGCAATAAAATTTTGAACAGCCTCTTTTGCAGCTTCGCAACCTTTACAGCATAGCCAGCTATCACCAATAGAAATTAAATAATCACGCCACTCTTTTTGCTCTTTAGTTAGAGAACTGTTTTTAATTCTCTTCATTTCTACCCATAGTTTCCATGCTGGAATATATATATCGGGTACTCCAGATGTTACGCCCTCTGCCTTCAGTTTAACAGCCTCTATTTTGTTTCTGCTGCCGCCATTCGGAATGGCAAAAATTTTAACTGTTTTAAATGTTTTACGGAACCAGCTAACGAACTCTCGCTGCTCTTCGTGTTCAGTCGGTATTAAAACGGCACTATTGTTTCCCATCTTTCGCACTCCTGCGGCTTGTTTAAAAAGTCTTTGGGGGGTGGCATCTTAAATACTTCGCACCATAACTTGTCGTTTAGATTATAGCAATTAGTGCAGCACTTAATAACACCTTTATCTATTTTATCCCCATCTTTTACCGATAATTTTTTTGAATTTTCCATCTCGTTTCACCTCTATTTCAGTTGGTGGTTTATGTTCGGGCAAGTTTAAATATTCTGCCATGCTTTGTATCGTATCTTTTTTAAGTGCTTCGATTGCTCCTGCTTTGTGCGCTACGTGCGCCAATTTTCTGACAGCTATGTCACCCCCTTGGCCCTGATTAGTTATTGCAAAATATTCTGTCACTGGATAGTCGTTTAATGCGCCGTAATACGTGCATTTAATCATTTCATTACCGCTCGATCTGCTAATATGTCTTGACCACTTCCAATCGCTTATATTAACTATATCTGTTTGTATGCCCATTATATCATCATCATATAAACGAACCTCTTTTTTAGAGAATTCATAGCCGCAGCATGGGCAAACAGAGACAAAATTATATACTAGCTCATAACAAACTGGGCAATCCTTCATTACCACTTTGCCCCCTTTGCCTTTTGGTTTTGGTGATGAAACCGCAATGATAGGGCCGTGTTTTCTGACATTGCCTGCAAAATCCAAAACCATGCAATGATCAGTGTGGCTCTTCAGTCTCATCCCACGGCCAGCCATTTGGACATATAACGAAGGCGACATTGTCGGGCGAGCAAATACTATTAGATCAATGTCGGGATAGTCGAAGCCAGTAGTTAAAATGTTGGCATTAGTAACAGCTTGGAAAACACCACCTTTAAAAGCATTTAAAAGTGATTCCCTTTGCTTTTTGGTGTGCTTACCTGTCAGGCAAGCTGTTTTAATGCCGTGTTCATTAAGCAAGTCGGCCATGACTTTAGCATGTTCAACGCCGGAGCAAAAAAATAACCAAGCTTTTCGGTCGCCTGCTCTGGATATGGTTTCTTCTATTATTTTAATATTATTATCATCGGTATTAACGGCGGCCTGCAATTGCGACTCTATATATTCACCCCCTCTTTTTTTAACTCCATCAACGTTTAGGTGGTGGCCCGTGTTCTTGCTTCTCAGCGGTGCTAAATAACCCTGAGAGATTAGCTCTTCAATAGTAACAGGCTCGATTAGCTTATCAAATAGCGCATCGCCTTCGGTAATTAGGCCATGACCTAGACGCCAAGGTGTTGCGGTTGTTCCGACTATTTTTAAATAAGGATTAATTTTCTTTAACTGGTTTAGTAGCGTTCTATAACTCCCTTCATCTTTGTGATTAATTAAATGACACTCATCAATCATCACTAGATCAATTAAGTCAAGTTTATCAGCGTGCTTGTGTATTGATTGTATGCCTGCATAGGTGATTGGCATATCCAATTCTTTACGCCCCATCGAGGCGCTATAAATACCAGCAGGTGCGTTAGGCCAGTGCTGTTTCAGCTTTTCGTAATTCTGCTCGATCAGCTCTTTAACGTGCGTTAACATCAGCACCCTTGAACCCTTCCACTGATTGCAAACTGTTTTAGTCAGAGCTGCTATAACATGGCTTTTCCCTGATCCCGTTGGCATCTGCAAACACAAATTACCTTCGCCATTGCACAAATGATCAATCGTTTGATCGTGTGCGGCCTGCTGGTATTCTCTTAACATTGATTTTCCTTCAACCTGTTATTACTGCACAAAATTTACTTTTTAAAGCCTGCATGAAAATATCTTCATTCAAGCAGGCCGCTGCTTTGGGTTCGCTATTATCTCACTACTAGCTAGCCCGTCCTCACCATTAACAACTGATTTTCCCAAAATAGAATAAGTTGCCGACCACTCGTAATCAGAATCAAGCATTTTCCACGGCACCATATCTGGGTGGATAACATGGCTGCGGCAGCCTGTTTTTTGAGTTGTTTTAGGTATAGTGTCTTGCCAGCGCTCACAAAAAAAGGTGCTATCCTCTTTAGGTGTGCTATGAGCGCATGTTCTGCAATTGACCTCGGTTGTTAGTTTTGACTGATGGCAAAATTCGCTTGAAGGACAGAATTTGCATTGATACCAAGATGGATCAGCGCTGATCGGCTCAGGCATACGTTCAGCCATTGTTATGCGGTGACCTTTTTTAATCAGCTTTTCAGCGTGGGCCTTATCCAGCTTGACTCTCTCAATGTGAAGCTTGTCGTTATCTTTGCAGACAGCAACATATAATGCTCGATCAATTTTTGTCCCAAGCATGTAGCACTGCATTTGATCGTAGTGCTGAGGCTTAGACTCTTTCACGCCCTTTTTTTCGAGTTCAGTAAACGACTTTAGCGAGTGGGTTTTAAACTCTGCTATATGCTGTTTTCTTGGCGCCTCAGGAACGCCGCAATGAATCTTGCCATCAATTGATCCTGAAACGTGCTTGCCAAAATCAACCCTAGATTGCGCTGCGCCAGTGTCGGTTATGTGAATTCCAATTGCTCTAAGATCATTGATTATGATCTGCTCTTCATTGTGCCCGCGCCTGAAGAGTCGCAACATGCGGCCAGAGAATCGCTCAGGGGTGGCCCATCTAAAGTTAAGCCAAAGCCTACGATCACAAGGATCGCCAAGCTGGGAGCAGCCTAGATGCATTCTGCCGCCCCCCTGCTGCTTTTCGTGATGCTCATCAATCATTTGTTCAATCGTTTTTCGGTTCGGCTCTGGTATCTTCATCGGTCTGTTATCCTCTTGTAAATTTTTCCGGTTCCTCGAATGACATAAAATGGAATCAGGATTGTTGATAGTGTCAGTGATAGCATCACGGCTACTATCGAAAATGCTGCTCTTGTTGCTGGTGTTTCCTCATTTACTGCATCAGCACCCCAGCCGCCTTGTGGTCTATATAATGTTCTGTAATCGTCTGGCATTAGATAACCTCGCCTCCCTTGTTTTAGAATATTTCCTGTACTGCTCATATTCCGCTATTGTTGGCTTCATTTTGCGCAGCTTATTCGCTGCAGAAATGATTTTGCAAACTGTCAGAAATAGTGGCAACAGAACAAATAACAAAATAAATAGCATTATGCGGCCCTCCCTGCTTTGATTTCTGCTAAAACTTCGCTTACTAGAGACCGTCCTACTCCACGGCCATACAGTTTTCTAAATTTCGAGATTGCCTCCGCATAAGTCGGATAGTGTCCTGTTGCTGTCTTGTGTTCGTGCATTAATGTTCTGAGTCGTGTGCGATTTTTGGTGTGTTTTCCTGTTCGTTTTACCACCAAATTAGTCCTATTTTCGGAAATAGTACCGCTTTCGGTCTCGTTAGTACCTGATCCAGTCTCGGCGAGTTTCTTTTTTCGTTTTTTCTCTGCTCTGCATAGTCCCCAAAATTCCCAAAATCCGAACATCAGCACAGACATCATTAAGGGGGTGAAAAGGGCGCGAGCATATATTCCGACTCGTTCAACAAGCTGGCCGCTTATGCCTGCTTTTTCCTCAACGGCATCGGTGATATCAACCTGCTTAGCTAACTCTGCTTTGAGGCTATCATCTGATGCGCTGGCTATGAGAGTGGAAAGGGTGGCTATACGGCGTTGAGCAGATTCGCAGGGCTTGAAATAGCGATCACGCTCACACTCTTTAATCTTCTTTTCAAGCGAGTCAATTTCGCGTTCATACTGTTTGATTTTTTTATCATTGGCGTACTGGCGCTCGTTTTGAATTGTGCCGCCATGATCATTGGCTGCATAATCGACGCTAACAGCTTGAATTGTTAGTACAGCACTGAACACCGAAGCGACCCCAACAATAGACCAAAGAAACAGTTTAAAAGGGCCAGATTTAACGATTGAGGCTAGGCTACCCATAGCCATTAATCCCACAACCACACCAACTGCGATGAATTTGATCCCGTTTTGACTGTTGTTAGATGCTCCCAAAATCACACTGGCAGCTAAATTAGTGTATGCATCACTACTAGCGAGCATTATAACACCAGCTCCGCACAAATATTTCCCTAGTGTATTTTTCATATTTTCCCCCTTGCTAAGTTATCCACCCCCTATGGCTGGGGGTGGGGTAGAGTGGTTGCTTTTATCTTCTCCACGGTGGAACATCGCCTGAAGGAGCCTGCTCTGTATATAACGGACTTGGCTCAGGTTTGCTAAAATCAGGGCCAGCACTATTAGACTGCTCGTAATACTGTTGTGCGCTGCTCTGCTCTTGCGCAGGCGGTGATGGTGGTTGCTGGTATGGTGTTGAGCTATAACCACGCTCAAGCGCTTTAAATGCCTTCACCTCGTTTCGTGCATCATAGCCATCCTTCGCAGCTTTTATAGCCACTTTAATTTGCATTTCGCAATTTAGCAGCTCATCGCTATCGGTGATGCTTGTTAGACCGACAGAGCTAATCAGCGAGTTTAGTTGCTGCAAGCCAATTTCCTCGGCCTTCAGCGACTGGTTTCTAATATTAATATTCATAAAAACCCTTCGGCCATTATGAGCAGGGCCAAGGATTTCAAACTGAATGGCAATATAATTACCATTGCCGCTATTGGTGGCTTTTACTTCAGTAGCTTTGATTTTGGCCTCATACCATCCGGCAGGGATTGGATCAAAATCGTTACTAGATTCGGGTAGGTCTTGCGCGTGATAAGTTTGTCCTAGATGTGCCATTATTTTTTCCTCAAAAAAAAGTTAATTAACGGGTTTTTACTGATTAATTATCGCTTTTTTCCTCCTTCTCTTTTAGTTCAATTTTAAAGCTTGGTGTTGATGGCTTTGTTGTGATGCAGGGGCCAAATAGCTTTTTAAGCTCATCGTGCGCAGCATCCCAGTTCCGAACATTTAATTCGGGTTTCCATCGAAAGAGGTTGCTAATGATGCCATTTCCGATATCATTTTCATCTGCAATTTCTTGCAGCATTTTAGCGTCCACTTTTTGATCCATTCTGACAGAGCATGACAATTTAAAATCGCTTGTCTCTTCGTTGGTCGTGCCTTTTTTGCTGGTGTTAATAGCCAGCAGCTCAACCAGCGTTTTTTCGTACATTCTGCGCTGTACTGCGGTTTCGCGCTCTAGCTCTTTAAGATCGCGCCATTGCGCTGCTAGCGTGTTGATTAGCTCTCTATCAATCATTTTGCACCCCCTGAAATTTTGGCAATAATAGCGCTTAGGTCTGGAGCTTCCCATTGTGCAAGCTTGCCGCTTCGATCTTTGGCGCTCCATCTGCCATCACTATCGCACATCAACACACGATAGCTTTTTCCTTCTTTGTCGCGCTCAACACGCAATGCCAAAACTTCATCGAAAAAATAGGGCAATCCCTGACTGGTTTTTTTGCTGGGGCACGATGGGTAATAGAGCATATTGCCTAGCTCGTCCTCGGCTTTTTCGAGCTTCGCTGTCATATAAACGTGCTTGTTGGGTAGGTCTCTGAATTCCCTAATTATATCTGTTAGCTGCTCATTCATCAGGCCGTAGGCTTGGCGAGCATCTTTTTGCTCTTTTTTCTCAGCGTTTAGCACCACTTCGGCTATTTCGCTGATACTATCAATTGCTACGCTGGAGAACTCCTTGGCCTCTTCGCTTTGCGTTAGCCACTGGTGGGCGTCTAACAAGTCGCGCATACTCTTGATTTCGATGTACGGAATATCCATAGACTGAAGCGGCAACAAGCCGCCTTCGGCAGATAAAACAATCGGATTTGGTAGAGTGGCAATAAGAGAAGTTTTGCCGACTCCTGACATTCCGTAAACCAAAACTTTTACGCCGTTTGACGCTAACGCGCTTGTGCGCTTTATATTAATAGCCATATAACAGTTCCTTTTTCGGTTTTGCTTTGTTTGCGTAGTGCAGTTCAAGCTTCAAATTAATTAAATACTATGTTATAAAAATTTGCAAATTTTTTTTAATAATTTATTATTAATTTTGTTAGCATAACAAATTAGTTTTTATTTTAAACAAACTGTATAAAGAGGAAACAATTATGGGGGCTTGTTGTATGAAATATAACCACATAGACGAAGAGTTGCTAAAAAGCAAGCTGCGCGACCGAAAAATAACCTTGGTTGCAGAGCAAACAGGGCTGAGTAGATCAACACTTTACCACTGGTTAGAGGGTAGAACTATCTTGAGCGATAAAAGTGTTGCTAAACTTGTCAATTATCTGTTATCAAATTAGCTAACATATCCAACAATTTATTATTAATTGCAAGGGGCCAATAATATGGGCAATATAGAGCAATTCATCAGCAAAAAAAGGGAGTCAAAAACATTCAAGTCGAGCAGTATTGATGTTATAGATCAAATTAAAGCCGCCATGCTAGAGTATGGCATAACACCACCTGATTATATTGATTTATCAAGTTGTGATTGGGTGCGTTTTGATAAAAATGGGGGCAATGGTAACAAGCGGCCACGTTATTACAAGTTTGATACTATTAATGGCATTATAATCGGTTGCTTCGGCTGCTGGTCAGATGATATTAGAGTGGGCTTTCGTGAAAATATCGGCAGGGAGTTATCACCACTCGAAAAGATGCAGATAGATCAAGCACAAAAAAGGCTTGAGGCAGAGCAGAAACAACTTAAAGAGGCAAAAAGAGAAGAGGCGATAACAACTATAAGGGAAATATGGCAAAGTGCAGAGCCAGCGCCTTTACATCACAAATATTTAGACGATAAAAAAATCCACCAGCACCACTGCAAAATAAAAAACAATCAACTCTTAATGCCTTTATACAACATAGATAATGAATTAACAAGCCTGCAATATATAAGCGAGGACGGCAGCAAAAAAAATGCTTCGGGAGTATCTACAAAAGGGCTAGTTGCTGTTTTTGAAGGTGTTACAGATGATCATGCTAACATATATGTTGCAACTGGTTTATCGACTAGCGCTACTATATGCGAGCAGACAGGCGGAACAGTGATTGCAACAATTGGTGATAGTAATTTAATCGGCGGTTGTGAATATGCATTTAAACATTACCCTAATAAAAAAATAATATTGATAGCAGATAACGATCAAAAAAATAGCGGCCAAAAAGCCGCTAATAAATGTAAATACCAATATCCAAAACTAGATGTAATTATTATACCCAATCTCGGCCAAGACGCAAATGATTATCACAACTCAGGTGGTGATCTTAATGCTCTAATAAATAGCCATAAACCAGCGGTTGAACCATCAGACAATGACAGCTGGCTTGTTAGCGCAGATGATTTTTGCTCGCAGCCTGTTAGCATTAAATGGTTAGTTAAAAACTGGATACCGCAAAACTCATTAATAATGGTTCACGGCCCATCAGGGGGCGGAAAAACGTTTTTGGTGCTTGATCTATGTTGCCACATAACCAGCAGCAAAATTGATTGGAACGGACATATAGTTAGATCAGGTTCAGTTGTTTATTTGGCGGGTGAAGGGCATCAGGGGCTTAGGTCTAGGCTTGCAGCATGGAAACAGCACAACCAAGAAAAAAGCCTAGGTGAATTTTATCTAAGTAGGGGCGGGTGTAATCTTAATAGCGTTGAAGGGTTAACGCTTGTAACTAATGAAATAGATAAACTACCTGCTCCGCCTGCTTTAATAGTTGTAGATACTCTGCATAGGTTTTTAGACGGCGACGAAAACACGGCTAAGGACGCTAAAACCATGCTGGATGCCTGCGCTGAGCTTACCTATAAATATGGCTCAAGCGTGTTGTTAGTACATCATACTGGAGTTGATAAAACTGCGCAGGATAGAGCAAGAGGCAGCTCTGCATGGCGTGGCGCTCTTGATATCGAGATTAGCGTTGCTCCAAACGGCGACAATATAGAGTTTCATCAACGCAAAAATAAAGATGCTGAGCTGGCAAAATCAAAAGCTTTTTCGCTAGATAGTGTCGATATTGATGGTTGGTTTGATGAGGATGGGGAGCAAGTAACAAGTGCAGTAGTTGTTCAAGGTTCGATCAGTGAGAAGCCCAAAAAAGATACGGCAGCATCAAAAAACCTGAAAATTTTAGGCGATGCTTGGTTAAAAAATGGTGGCGGTGAGTTGCTAGACTCGAGGCCTTATATTACAAAATCCGCTCTAACTGATTATTTAGTGAACGATGGTAGAAGTGCAGCTGCTATCAGGCAGCAACTAAAACCAAGTTTTGAGCGCGGCATTATAGGTTGTTTGTTAGCCAATGATTTGATCGCTGCAGAAGAGCATGGCTGGATAATAACCGATGAAGATCAAATAACAGCTTTAAATTTGATCAATATTGCAAGCAAGTAAATTGTGGTAGCAATGTGCTAAAAAGTGGTAACAGTGGTAACAGATGGTAAAATTTACCACTTGTTACCGCCTAAAAAGTGTGCGGTAACAGGTAACAGCGGTAACACACCCTTTAGGGTGTTACCATGTTACCACCGCAAACACGCAAAATAGTTTAAAATATAAACAATATTAATTTTACGCTCATTTTTTAATCGTTTGATGTTTTTTGTTTAAAAATAACCCATCTTTTTATTGGTGCTAAAGTGCCGGCATTTACTTTTGTTTTTGGCTAGTTATAATTTGCCATAACGACAACAAAAGATAGTCGTTTTTTCCTTGAGAGCCTAACAGTCAAAACCGCCAAGTTTAATCCTGTTAGGTTCTCTCCTATCCTTACCTCATCAAGCCAACCAATCGCCACATACACCACGAAAACACCCCAACCAATACCAACACACCAACCACCCCCCAAAACCGCTTAGAGCGGCTTAGAATCGCTGGCTAGTATCAATGCAATATCAAATATAACAACAAAATCAATATTTCCATTTTTAAGCAGCCTCGGATATACTTTGTTATTGACTACCAGCGAGGAATGAGTTATGTCGGAAACCCCTGATCAAGAATCACCCATGAAATGCGGAAGAGAAGGTTGCCAGCCTGAAGTCGGCCAGCATCGGTGCTGCGGCATTGATTATGTTGTTAGATGCCACTGCGGAAAACAGGAAACCGGCGGCAGCATAGAAGAGGCTGTTAGATTCTGGAACTACGAAATTAAAAACGAGGTGAAAAAATAATGACAATTGACAGCTTCGCAGTAACCAAGGTAGCCATTTTTGACGGGGAAAACTCAAAAGTTAGAATTCCAAGTTCGCAAAATACTGGGAGCGTGCAACTAAACATTGCGCCACACCCGCGAGCTAGAGTTGTTAGCTCGGGTATTCCGCTGGCTAATAACAGCACGAGTACGACCGATGAATTACAACTGAAAAATGAATTGGGCGCTGAGGTTCCGGCTCAATTTGATATTTTATCGACCTGGCCAAATGGCTCAATCAAAAGTGTTTTAGTAACTGCTAGAGTTACACCGGACGCAACAAATACAAAAATTTATTCTCTAGAATATGGATTTGGCGTAAACCATGCTACATACGCATCAAACTTGGGTTACACGCAGACTGCAACAGAAATCACAATAACAACAGGCAAGTCCAAAATAGTCCTAGATAAAGTTACCGGACTTTTAAAGCAAGGATTTGCAGATACAGCAGGCGATCAAAGCTATTCTAAGCAAGTGTTGGGGCAGGCATATATAACATCAAAAGACGGGTTAGATGGAACCGTTTACACTTCATCTAACGAAACAGCAGCATCAATTGATATTTTGAGAAGCGGGCCTTTTCAAATAATGGTTCGTGTTGTTGGCCGATTAAAAACAGCTGGTGCGGCTGAATACACGCAATACAGAATTTGGTACAGATTCTATAAAGACAGTGAAAATTTTGATATTGATTACACGATGGTTGATGATGAGGATTGTGATAATCCGAGTCCAAATTACAGCATCGGTGCTTATGAAACAATGCGATTTTCAGCAGAGAATTTGCATATTGTTTTTCCACACTTGATAACCTCATCACCAAAATATATTTTTGGCGGCGAAAATACCAATTCAACGGGCGATCTAACGGGAGAGGTTTACATACATCAATATGGTTTTTTATCTGTCAACAGATACGGCGTTATCACACTAGACTCAACGCAAACAGATTTATTCGCAGAAAGAGTAGATAAAAGCGGATCAGGTCTACTTTATAACGGCGTTCAGTCTGGCGAAAAGGCAAAGGGTTTTTGCACTGTTCACGAT